TCAACAAGTTTGGTAAACCTACCAATCACAACCCAGAAACATTTTTCACAGCAGCAAACTTCCTTGCATATGGTAATGCATTGCAAGTAGTAAGAGCAGCTAACACAACCAACTTTGCTAATGGTGTAATTTCTGCCGTTGCTAACACTGGTTCTGTAACAAACGCTCAAGTATTCACTATCAAGAATGATGATAGTTACGATTTGATTAACTTCGCTACAGATACAGATGTTTTGTATGTAGCTAGATATCCTGGAGATCTTGGTAACTCTTTGAAGATCTCTGTTTGCGATAGCGTTAATGCTTACAGCAGATCAATTGATACATTGAATTCTGATGCTAACTTAGCGTTAGGCTTTGTTTCAGCAACAGTCGGCTCTAACACATTAACAGTTGCAGTATCTAATAGTGCAACAGGTACATTGGCAGAAGCAAATACAAGAGCAGCTACTATTCTTGGTTTGTTGAATGTTAATGATGTATTGGAGATTGGTAACAGCTCAATTGGTAAACAGTATTTGAAGATTACTAGCTTGCCTGCAGCAATGGGCACAAATGCAGAATTTGCAAACTCAACATCAAGATACTTCTCTGTAAGTGTTGACAATGTTTTCCAACTTTCTACCAACTTCACAAGCAACACATTCTCAAGATACTGGGAATATTTCAACTCTGTTCAAGTTGCTCCTGGTATTTCTGATTACCAAGCAGCTCAAGGAAACACAAGTGCTGTTGATGAGTTACACGTTGTGGTGGCTGATGAAGATGGTAAGTTTACTGGTGTACCAGGTACTATTCTTGAAGTCTACAAAGGTCTTTCAAGAGCAACAGATGCCAAGACAACAGACGGAGCTGCTAATTACTACGAAACAGTAATTAATGAAAACAGCAAATATATCTGGGCCGGTAATGATAGATCTGGTTCACCATCAAATACTGCATTGAATATTGCAAGTATCAACACAAACCCATTATACCTATCCTTCCAGCTTGGTCAGGATGGTGACGGTGAGTCTGATGTTGCAGTTGGTACAGTTCTAACAGGATATGATTTGTTTGCTTCTGCAGAGAATGTAGATATTTCATTAGTTATGACTGGTAAGTCAAGAGGCGGTACTAACGGTGAGCAGATCTCTAATTACCTAGTTGATAACCTTGCTGAGACTCGTAAAGATTGTATCGTTTTGACTTCTCCAGATAAAGCTGACGTTGTTAACAACTCAGCAGAAGACGAATCACAAGATACCGTTGATTTCAGAAATTCATTAAGATCATCTTCATACTTGGTAATTGATTCTGGTTACAAGTATCAATACGACAAGTACAACGATATATTCCGTTGGATTCCATTGAACGGTGACATTGCTGGCCTATGTGTTCGCACAGATGCTCAACGCGATCCTTGGTTCTCTCCAGCTGGATTTAACCGTGGTCAGATCAAGAACGTTGTTAAATTGGCTTACAACCCAGATCAAGCAGATCGTGATATTCTTTACAAGAACGGTATCAACCCTGTTGCAACTTTCCCAGGACAAGGTACAATACTATACGGTGATAAGACAGCATTGGCTAAGCCAAGTGCATTTGATCGTATCAACGTTCGTAGATTGTTCATTGTGCTTGAAAAAGCAATCTCTACTGCTGCTAAGTTCTCTTTATTCGAGTTGAATGATGAATTCACAAGAGCACAGTTTGTTTCTCTAGTAGAACCATTCTTGAGAGATGTACAAGGTCGCAGAGGTATTTACGACTATAGAGTTGTTTGCGATGAAACAAACAACACTGGCGAAGTGATTGATAGAAATGAATTTGTGGGAGATATATACGTTAAGCCAGCTAAATCCATTAACTTCATCCAACTGAATTTTGTTGCAGTTAGATCAGGCGTAGCCTTCGATGAAGTTGTTGGTAGATTCTAATTAAGGAGATAATAAATGGCTTTTAGTATAAATGCATTCAAGTCGCTAGTAAGCACTACCGACTTTGCAAGACCAGCGTTATTCCAGGTGTTCATTTCAACACCACCTGGAGTGCCTGCTCTGATCCCTTTCAGTCCTTTCCTAGTTCGTTCTGCTAGCCTTCCAGCTTCTACAGTTGGCCAGGTATCCATTCCTTATGGTGGTAGAACAATTAAAATTGCTGGTGAAAGACAGTACGGTGATTGGTCTACAACAGTAATGAATGATGAAGGTTTCATCATCAGAAACGCAGTTGAGCAATGGGTTGACATTATCAACCAAAAGACAACTAACTTCAGAGCATTTCCTAGTGAATATAAAGTTGACTTGACAGTTACTCAATATTCTAAGAAAGGACCTCCTTTGAAATTGGTTAAGCTGGTTGGATGTTTCCCAACAAACATAAGCGAAATCGCTTTGGATTGGGGATCAGCAGATCAGATTGAGGAATACAGTATTACTTGGTCTTACGACTACTGGGAATGAAATGAGGGGGAGCTTACGCTCCTCTTCTAATATAGGATAAAATATGGCCAGTCTTTTTGGATTTGAATTCAAACGGGTTACTCCTGAGGAGCCACCCGTTTCTTTTGCACCACAGTCTAATGACGATGGTGCTGTTGTTGTTGCAGCTGGTGGATCTTACGGAACGTATGTAGATCTAGAAGGCACTGCAAGAACAGAAGCAGAGTTAGTTACAAGATATAGAGATATGTCTTTGACAGCTGATATCGATAGAGCTGTTGAGGAGATTGTCAACGAAGCAATCGTTCACGAAACAGATGAAAAGATTGTAGAGTTGAATCTCAATAGTTTAGAGATTGCTGATAATATCAAAGCAGTAATCATGCAAGAATTCAACAACGTTAAGAATCTTTTAAATTTTGAAGATAGATCTTACGATGTTTTCAAGAGATGGTATATTGATGGTAGATTGTACTATCATGCTATCATTGATGAAAAGAATCCTCGCATGGGGATCAAAGAACTCAGAAACATTGATCCAAGAAAGATCAGAAAAGTAAGAGAACAAAAGAAGAAGAAGGATCCTAGATCCGAAGCAGTAGTCACACAAACTACAAAAGAGTATTACATATACAATGAAAAAGGCTACAATGCACAGGGTATAGGCAGTGGTGCTGCGGCTTATTCTGCTGTTGGTGTCAAGATAGCCAAAGATGCAATCGTTCATTGTACATCGGGACTAATGGATACAAACGGTACGATGGTTATTTCGTACTTGCACAAAGCAATTAAACCTCTTAATCAATTAAGAGTACTTGAAGATGCAACTGTTATTTACAGAATATCAAGAGCACCAGAGAGAAGAATATTCTACATCGATGTAGGTAACCTACCAAAGATGAAGGCTGAACAATATCTTCGTGATATGATGGTTCGCCATAAGAACAGATTAGTATACGATGCTACTACTGGTGAAGTAAGAGACGATCGTAAGTTCATGACAATGTTGGAAGATTACTGGCTTCCTCGTCGTGAAGGTGGTAAGGGAACAGAGATTACAACACTACCAGGTGGTGAGAATCTAGGTAAGATGGAAGATGTTGAATACTTCCAAAAGAAACTATACCAATCTCTAAATGTTCCAGCTACAAGACTACAAACAGAACAAACATATTCTATTGGTAGAGCAACAGAGATTACAAGAGACGAAGTTAAGTTCGCTAAATTTATCTCCAGAATGAGAGCTAAATTCTCTACATTATTTTTGAAATGTCTTGAAAAGCAGTTAGTGTTGAAGGGTATTGTTACAGTCGAAGACTGGAAACAAATGTCCCAATATATAAAGTTTGATTATGCAAAAGATAATTACTATGAAGAGTTAAAAGAAACTGATGTCTTAAATTCTAGACTTCAAGTTGCAGCCCAGTTAACTCCCTACGTTGGTAAGTATTATTCGCATGGTTGGATGAGATCTAACATTTTCAAACAAAGCGATGAAGATAGAGAGCAGATGGATCAGCAAATCAAAGAAGAGCTGAGCAATCAAATCTACTACCCACCTCCACCGCCAGAACCTCAACAATAAATAGGAGTATCGATGGATTCTACAGTAACACAATATGAAGTGAGTGACCTTGTGAGATATGCTTACGAGGGACAACCTGCCAAGATGCAGGATGTATTTAATGAACTGATGGCAGGCAGAATCTATGACTCCATTCAGCAAAAGAAAGTCGAAGTAGCTCAGAGCTTCTTCAATAAAGACAAAGAAGAATTAGATACACAAGAAGAGGACGAAGATGGCGAAAACTCTCAATAATATCTTGAACGGGTTCACTCCTAAATCCAAGGACGAGAAGAAGTTTATGGATAAGCACATTGCTACCAAAAGTAAACTTGACGACCATGGAACACAGGATGACAAGCTGTTCAATGCAACAAACATTAAAACAGTAAGCCGTGAGACAGAGCACGGATATAATCCTGGTAACGATGAGAAGGTTTACGAGGAAAAGTCTACTAAAAGACTACACCCAATGGCACTTCATGTACAAGATGTTGGCAAAGGAAAACATAAAGTACATGCAGTAGGTGATGAATTATCAGATGGTATATCAGTTGGTGAACACTTATCTGATTCAGAACTAGATGATGCTGTTGAAATGGGTGCTAAACTCAAGCGTGTTACAGTCATCGGTAGAAACAAAATCACAGAAGAAGAGTTGGATGAGAAGACTCTTACACCAGCAGAGATGAAGAAACGCGAGGAAGTAGCAAAAGCTATCGAGCGTGAAAATCCAAAGATGCCAATGTCTAAGAAGATGGCAATTGCAACTGCTACAGCTAAGAAGGTTGCAGAAGAAACAGAAGAGTTAGTAGAAGGCGAAGTTGCAGCAAAGCAATTCCAACACTACCACAATGAATCTTCTAAGCTATTGAAGAACATTCAAAAAGGTTTGTCAGATCACTACGATAACGTGACAAGCAAAAAGAATTACAACAAAGGTGAGCCACACTGGGGCCATGTAGGTGATATCAAAGACATGCACAGATCACTTCAAGATTTAAATGATCGCATTCTTCAATCTGGTGAATATGCAAAGCCTATTGCAATGAAAGAAGAAGCAGAACAATTGACAGAAGACGAAGAGTTGACTCAATTGTTAAACACAATCTATGAAAATCTATCTGATGAAAACAAAGAGATCTTTGAACAGATCCTTGAAGAAGATCCAGATCAGATGATCGAATTCTTAGAACAATTGGAGCTACAAGATGGCGAGTAGAACATTAATTAATCAAAAGGGTGGAAAGTATGTTGTACTTTTCACATCTAATACAGAGATGACTGTTGCATCTGCTAATACTGGTATTGAAGGTGAGACTGTAACTGGTCTTCATATCAACCAAGTTTGGTACGGATTAGACAACGGCTATTGG